CCTTCTGGAACTAAACTTGCAAATGGGAAACGTGTTGCTGTTTCATTTAATGCGTTAACTGGGTTTGGTATCTGCCAGCCAAGACGCATAACTACTCTAAGAGCGACCATATCTTCTTGTGCAAGGTTGTATAAAATACTTCCGTCGCTTGGATCTTGAATAACTGCTTCAGTTAATACTTTGTATGTTACGTCTTGTCTAATTGAATATACTGCTTGTTTAAAGTCACCTGCAATTAAAGTTGATTTAGTTTTGTCCCATACGCCGTTGTCCATAAAGTATCTTTGAATTGAACCAATTTCAGTAGTATTTAAAGGTTGGCCTGTTGTATCAGTCATCATTCTAAATTTACCTTTTAATCCAACTCCACCTAAAATTCCGTTAACTTCATAACCACTTTCTTCAACTTTAGTCATTACGTCGTTAATGTCACTGTATAGACCATTTCCTGTTTCAGTTACTTCAGCACCTACACTTGCAATTGTTGGAACAAGTCCGTTAATCCAGTCAGTAGGTTTGTCTACTCCAAAGAATATTGCGTCGTCGATCTTCTTGGCAAATGCTTCAACCACTCTTGGTCTAATTTCTGCCCATAAGTCAACGTCAGCGTCATTTAATAAATTTTCCTTAATTGGAATAATTACGGCTAATTCTGCTGCGTTAATATATTTATTAGCCCACGCTTGTTTTGTAATATTTTTACGTCCGTTGTTTTGAGTTTCGTCTACGAAATATGCAACTGGTAAGCTGTCAAGAACTCTTAATTTTGTTTTGTCGCTTGTCATATTTGGTAAACGTCTAAACATAGACAATGCTTTACTTTTTGTTGTTACACCTTGAAAAATTTCGTTTGCAACTTGTGTTTCAATTAGTGCTTCAACGTCATTTTTTGTTACACCTGTTGTTGGCATATTTATCTCTCCTTTTTCTTTTTAATTTTCGCCTGCACTACGTAATATATCATTCATAATGCTATTTGTTGTTTGTGGAGCGGTTGCTCCTCCGCCCAATACCGGTGCGGTTTGTACTTTATGAACTACACTATCCCCAAAATATTGTGGATTTTCTTTTTTGTATTCTTCAAGTACACTTGCAAAGTCGTTTTCGTCATTTACTTTTGACATTACTTCGCTTGTAACAAATTTGCTAAATTCTTTTTTGACATTGCTATCGCTCATTTGCAACTGGGCTTTCAAGTCTTTGTTTTCATTTGTTACGTTTTGTAAATTTTCCAAGTTTTTTGAATTAGTTTCAATTGTATTGTTAAGATCTTTAATTTGATTATTGTAATCTTCGATCTTTGTTTTGTACTCGTCTACTTGTTCCTTTAATTTGGTCAAGTGCTTTCCGTGTTCGGCCATTATTGTATCAATTGTTTCATCGTCTAATTCTAAACCTTTTAAAAATTCACGCATAATATAACATTCTCCTCCTATCGTTATTTGTTACGTGTCACGACCACGTGTGATTTGAATATTTAATTGGCATATCGTCGCCATAAACGAATGGGTTTCACACCCTAATTAAAATATACACCATTTATTTTGTTTTTGCAAAAAGGCACAAAAAAACACTTGTTTATAACAAGTGCAAAGGGCGTTTAAAAATTTATAATAACATTAATACCAAATATAAAGAAAGAAAAACATTTATATCTACGCCCTTTATGTCGGTGCCTACAATTAGAATGGATTGGTTATGATTATTACAATAGTTTCTATTGTTACTCTCGAATTAACTTTTTTATAGGAGGTTATTCACCTTCCTATCTTTTAAATTTTTTATAGACACCATTAGAATAGATATAGAGGCGTTAAGTTGCGTTTATCTACCCTAATGCTACCTATAAAAGGTAGTACCGAAAAAAAAGTCATTCTATCTCTTAGACTAGAGATTTGGTACTTAATAGTACCCTAGAATAGATATATTTTACAGGTATCACCCCAACGATACGACATTTCACTGTCTTTCCACGATTATATCTACTCTAGGCTACTATGTAGCCTGTGCAACTAGATGGATTGGTACCTGTTTATAGGTACTACAATGATTATATTGGTTTTTTAACATTCCACTTAATGTTGGGAAACTTCCGGAACAAACCTTCACCCTATGTTTTTTATATAACCATTGCACTAACTATAAAAGTTAGTGTCATCAAACAAATAAAGAATTGTTTTAGATATACCCATAATTATGTATCTTAATGGCGTTTTACCGCTTTTTCATAATATATCTTGGTACAACTCATAAAAACCTTGAATATAATCTTTCTTTAGCCCCGTGGGATCCTAAAGATAAGACTACTGTCTTGTCAGACAACTTGATACTCTTATAAGTATCATTAGAATAGATATAAAGGTTTACTATGCCAATTACCTCATAGTCTTTAAACGTACAATTCCTAGAAATATTTACTACGTCTTACCTCAATATTTCTAACCATTATAGGAAATAATCTTTTATATATCTATTCTAATGTTACCTATAAAGGTAACACCTTCTACAATAACAATAGAAGACTTTTTGACAATTAAGAATTGTTTATCGGCACAACTCATAAAAGCCGTGTCTAGTCTTTTTATAGTAGTACTAAATCTACTTTCTACAAAAAATTGTTAAAGGGGGAAAAGTAAATAACCTTTCCACCTTAATTATATCATTATCGATTTTAGTTATCAACTATTTTTGATTTTTGAATTCTTCAAATGTCATTTTGCTGTTTGGGTGTTCTTTTAAATACTTTTCATAACCTTTTCTTCTTAAAGTAGAATTTATTTTATTTTCTTTTGAACTTACTTCATAAGGTTTGTTCCATTTACCAATACTTACCCACATATAAGTCCCGTGATTAAAGTAATCCACCATAGCGTCGCTATCATCATAAGTGTATGAATTAGCTGTTTTATTTAAGTCGCTAACAACCTTTTTCCCATAGTCGCTTAAAAACCATTCGTTGCCAGTGGCTCTTATATCTCTTTTTTTAATATTATTTAATACTTCTTTGGCGTATTTTCTTTGATCGTCGGTTGTATATGTTCTATTATTATCATTCCAACCTCTAACGTTGTCTTTTGCCCACCTTTCAAATTCATAATTGGCAGTCAAATTCCCAAAATCCGTCATTTTATCAATGTCGGCATCAGTAAGAAAAACATCTTTGTCGCTTGACATAATATTAAAGTCAATAGAACTGCCACCTGAATATACGTCACTTTTTCTAGCAATTTTAACGTCAGGGCATTTTTCTTTCATTTCATCTGTTATTGCTTTGGCTTGTTCGCTAGTGCTTAAATTTTTTCTTGAATTGACACCTTCCCAACCAGCCCCTGAATAACTAGATTTCATTGGTTTAACTCCGGCGTCTTCCATTTTTTTGACTTCTTCGCTTGAATATTCTCTTGTGCCACCATATTGAGTGTTTTCTTGAACAAAAGGTTGATCTTTTTTAGTTTCTTTTTCTTTTGTTTGTTTTTCTAATTCTTTGTCATATTCTAAACTAGCGTCATATTGTAATGAACTTTGTTCCCCATAACTTAATCTTCCTTTTTCACGCATTTCGTTAAGTTTATCATTTAATTCTTTAGCACTCATTTCATTATTCCAATGTGCTTTGTATAAATCTTTTACTTCTTTATCTCTTTTTTGCATTTCTTCAAAGGTATAAGTTCCGCTAGCTGTTGTAACAGTTCCTTGTTTTTCTTCTTTTAAACTAACTCTATCTTCTTTTGCGCGACCTGCATTTATTAAATCTAAATCATCAGTGCCATAAACGTCTTTTAGTTCTTGCTTTGTAAATTCTTTCTTTTCGGCTTCAGCAATTCTTTTGTCCAAATCTTTTAGTTCTTTATTATTGCTATATTCATATTTTTCATCAATAATTTTACCCATTGTATGAAAGTTTTGATCTTCTAAACCATCTAAAACTTCTTTTCTAAATTTTTCGTCTTCAAGTTTATTTCCATATTTTTTTTCAAAATCTTCCAATATGCCTTCGCAGGTTTTATCTCTTTCTGTTTGGTTCATATTGTTCCAATCACCAGTATCAGCACTCATAAACTCATTAATTGCGTCTTCGCTAGAAATATCTTTTTTCTTTTCTTCTTTTTTAACAAGTTCATTAATCTTTTTGTTTTCTTCATCTACTTTTTTATAAAGTTCTTGATTTTTTGCAACTCTCGAAAATTTTCCACTTTCTTTCATAGCGTCACTTAAAGATTGACCATTTCTAATAAATACACGGCGACCGCCTACTGTACGCCATACGCCGTCTTGATCATTGTATGTTTTTGCCATATCATATTCCTTCTTTCTTGATTATAATTATATTACTTTTCTTTACGTTTTGCAACCTTTTTTGACGTTTTCTTTGTTTCTTTTTCTTCTTTTTCAACAAATTTGGCTTCTTTTACTGGTTTAACTTCTATTACTTTTACAACTTTTTTGTTTAGTGGATTGTTACCAGTTAAATAATCCGCAAGTTCTTCACTACATTCGAATTTATCACCAACATATAGTTTGCCGTGTGTATCTTGGTTGTGTCTTTCTATATTTTTTAATTCGCCAAATCTTCCAAGTGTAAATGTTTCAATAACTTCAACTTTTATCATATTTATTCCTCCTTAATATTGTTGATATATACCGCTTTTAACTCTTTTTTTACATTCGTCTATTCTTTCTTTTAATATTGGGATCATTTCTTTGTGTTTTAATTGCGTTAATAACTGCAATTGGTGGCCAATGTGACAATACGCGCTTGCGTTCCAATAATCATTTCTTACAATCGACACGCTATTTGTTGTATTCATTCGGTTCCATACATAACATACTTCTTTAATATTTATAACTTGGTCAAGGTCCACGTTGTCGGCTTGGCGATAAGACCAAACACGATCTTCCATTAATGTATCTTCACAAAAATAAACTATTTTATCTTTTCGTATAACTCTTGCCCACGCCGTACACCAAACTTTATTATCGCTTAAAAAGAAATCTTTGTAATTGTCGTATTGGTGGAACTTTGTCATAAAGACACCATTTTTATCAATTAGTTCCATACCTATTAATGCAAGCTGGTGATTATATAAACGTTTATTTATATGGTCTAACACTTCTTCGTTTTTCCACCAATCGTCACTATCTAAAAACGCAAAATAATCAAATTCCAAATTGTTTAGTGCATAATCAATCCCAACATTACGGGATCCGCCGTTGTATCTTTTTCGTGTGTTTTGAATTAAATGAATTCTATCGTCTTTATAACTTTTAATAGTTTCGACCGACGTGTCGTTTGAACAATCGTCTACAATAATTAATTCAAAATTTTTGTAAGTTTGATTTAATATACTTTCAATACAATTACGCAAAAATGATTTGCCATTATATTCGCCCCTGTCGTTATTACAATTTGGGACAATAATCGCAAATTTATAATCTTGTTTATCTGGCAATTTGTCGTAATCTTTTTCGTCAATTGTTGCTTGCTTAATGCAATCCACTTTATAACTTGTTAAATTAATATCTACATATTTGCAATATTTATAATATATACAATGCAAATTTAATCCAATAAGTTCTTGCAAATCTTCGTTATCATACAAGTACACATATTCGTTATCATTATTTTTTAATGCACATAAAGAATTCCTATCAACGGCAATTTTCATTTACTACCACCAAATAAATTATAACATAAGATTTTCCAAAAGAAAAAAGAGCCAACGCTCTTTAATCTATTCTCCACGAACAACGTATAATTCTATTTCGCGGATCAAATGTGTCATACACGACGCCGTCAATCACTGCCGTAATATGGCCATTCATTGTCACGGCATATTTACCAATTGGGAATTCATTTATAAATTCACCAAGTGTTTTTGAATAATGGCATTGTCTTTCATATCGATCGTCTAAATAATCTTCAACAAACACGACGCTATCAAACATTAATGAATTGTCACTTGCAAGGTCACTTAATTCGTCGTACATTTCCGCCCAATCTTTGCCAGTCAATAACGACAAAGCCCTTACGACACAATCGTCAATATGTCTATTATGTGGGTTTGCATTGTAATATTCGTACATTACATTTGACTAATTTTTTGGGCGTATTGACGTATCATATTAACTTCGTCTTGTGACTTGGCTTCTTCTTTTAACATTCTAAAGAAATCCGTTGCACTTTCAAGCATATATTCAAGACTTTTCATCGTGTCGGCATTAGCTCCATAATTACGTCTGCCTTCTTCATAGCGTCCATAATGTTCGCCCATTCTTTCAATGTAATCGTGGCCTCTGTATCTTGCGTCATAACCACGTCTTCCATAATTACCATAGTTGCCATAGCCATTATATTCGCCGTACATTCCACCGCGTCCATATTCACCATAGCCACGTCTTCCATATTCATTGTTCATTTGTTGGTCCTCCTTTGCTAAATGTTTAATTTTATTTAATTTGTACATTGTGTCTAAATTGTTTGTATTTAATCCTTCGTCCAATATTTTGTTAATACTTTCTTCCATTTTTTCAATTATTCTTTCTTCCATTGTTCACCCTCCCTTCTTTTAAAAGTTTTATAATTTCGTCGTTTTGGGCTATTATTTTTGTAAGATAATTTGTATCTTGGTTTTGTAATTCTTGCATTAGATCCGTATTATTAAAATCTTGAAACAATATAGCCAAACTTAAAGCCTGCATTAATAAAGACAATCTATCAATCGTATTGTTCATTATGCAATTTTTTCAATAATAAGATTTGCGTCTTTAATTGTTGGTATTTGGGTTGCCACCGCAGGTGTTACACCACCGACAGCTGGTAATGAACCAACACTTATTGTTGTGTTAACACGTGGGCATAATCTTATTAATTTTGTAAAAGAAACATTTTGATAAACACCGGCAGTTGTTACTTCACTATCAACTTCGGTTCCTTCAACGTCAGTTCCCGTACCACTTTTTAATGCAAGGGCAACTTGACCTGCGGTTGCACTTGTAACATTGGCGTTAAATGAAACTTTAAATGTTCCACCACCAATTAAGACAAATTCGCTACCTCCCGGTATGTATTGCAACCAACCATTGCAATTAGCGGTTCTTGAACGTAAATCAATCGTGTCAAAGTTAATGTTATCAACATTGCTTGTTAATATTTCTGGTGTTATTTGTAATGCTTGTATCATTTTATATCTCCTTTCTAAAATAAAAAGGAAAGAACTCGTCTTTCCTTATGGTTGTTTTCCCATTTTGCATTTTCTCAAACGAGTTTGCCGTAATCGGCATTATGCTAAATTATGTTTGCGTAATTTCCGCAATTGCAACCACCATTGTTGCAAGTAAAGATTGGTGTGCGTCCATATACTGGTGTAGTTGGCACAGGGCAATTGTTCAATCTGTTGTACAATGCGTCAACTTCAGCTTCTTGGCCTAATCTTAAAGTCGCAGTTTGTTGGATTTGACTTGCTTGAAGATCCTTCATAGATATTTCACGTTGTAAGTCTGCAATCTTATCATTTTTTGCTTCAACTTGTGCTTTAACGCCGTCTAGTTCTAATTGACATAACTTATCAAGAATTGCTCTTGTATTGTTTGTGTCATTAGTGATAATATCTCTAATACCTTCGTTTAACGCTTGTCTATCAGCACAATTTTCACTTAATATAGTGCTGTTTAATCCTGCAATTCCAAGACGGTTTTCGCAGCAACAATCGGCAAATTGACTTCCTAAAGTATTAAATCCTTGTAATGTTGCAATTTGGCTATTAAATGCTTGTTGCATATTTGCAATTTGTCTAGCGTTATTTGATACTTCGGCACTTGCAAATCCGTTATTAACGGCAGATACAACGTCGCTTGTTGAATTACATAATTGGTTGCTTATTCCATATATTCCGTCACGAACACCTTCGATTTGATTGCTTAAATGTAATGTGTCAAATCCGTTGTTAGTGTTTGTCATAATGTCTTTTTGGCCGTTAGATAACCAAGCGTAATCATTATTGCCACCACCAAATCCATTGCCCCAACCATTATTTCCAAATAGAAGGGCTAAAAGAACTAATGCCCAGATACCGTCGCCACCAAAGAAACCATTGTTGCCGTTATTTGCTCCGTAAACTAATGGGTATGGGTAAGTGCCGTTTGTTGTTGCTAGTTCAATTGTTGGTTGAATTCCATTACTTCCGTTCATAGGTTAACTCCTTTCTATCAATTTATATCAATGCTATTTTGCATTAATACCATTTTTAACTTGGTCAATATATTCTTGCGGTACGCCTATTTGAACCGCGCGATTATATAAATTATCTAGTTGTTCTGGTTTATAATTTTTTGTTATTTCTTTAAACATTCCAAGTGGATCGTTATTGTTTTTTCTTGCTTGATTTATTATTTGAAACATTTGCGGATTGTTCATTTTCACTTGGTTCATCAACATTTGTATTAATTGGTTTGGCATTTCTTATTTCCTCCCTTATTTCGTTTAATTGATTTTGTAAGTTTTCAATTATTAAGTCTTTTTCGTCTTTTGGGACGATTTCGTTTAGTTCAAATGTTTTTATATTGCCCTTGGGGTTTTTAACCCATAGCACGCTTAAATCGTTGCTAAAAAAAGGTGTTTCAACATAAACCATTTCTTTGCTAACGTCGTCAATTGACTTGGCGTATCTTAACCCATACCCCGTTGGTGCCAATTGAAACGTTTGATTAATACTTGGCTGTTGCGGTGGTTGGTTTAGCTGGTCTTTCATTTGTTGCAACTTTGCAATTTCATTGTCTATCTTGTCTTTTGTGTATTGCGGATTATAAGCATTTATAAATGGGTTGTTGTACATTTTCTTCATCTCCTAACAAAACAAAAGAAGATAATATACAATGCGCGTTTTAAACAACATTTTCTACTATCTCCTTTCTAATTCCATTTTATTAATTAGAAATTTTGAATGTTAGACTGACTAATTGTAAAAATTCCCATTTTATTGCATAAAAAAAGAAGCGCTATATTTTAAGCGCTCCTATCATATAAAAGTAAACTTTATCTAATATTTCAACTATTCGTGGATTTTCAATGTCGAATTCTTCGACCATATCTTTGAATGTTTTATTTTCTCTAAACTTTCTTTTGTATAACAAATACATTTGTGTATCGACGTCTTGCAATCGCTTTTCGGCGTCAATTAAAGCTGGATTAATTCCATTAAATTTTATATACTCAATTAATTTATTATATTTGCTTTCATCGTGTTTCTTATAACCAAAGAATAATTTGCCTTTTTCTTCGATCTTATTCGGCAACGTACTTGTTAAATAGCAGCCCATTGTTGTTAATAAACAAGAAAAGGTAATCGCCATAGGAAGGTTTATTAACACCAACATTGATTTTATACTAATAAACAAAAGTATAAAAAACAAAAGGGTTACGACGTAACAAATATTTAATCCGTATGCGTGTATTGGATCGTTCATATTTGCCCTAACTATTAAATACAATGGTATTTGAAATATACATAAAAGCAAACCTACAAGTGAAAAAGGAAATAAGTTAAATAACACGGCAATAATTATTAGTGTGGCACTTGTTAAGTTGCCATATGCAAAATAAGAAAGTTTATCTAAATCAAACATATTACCCACTCCAATTATCTTTTCTTTTTACCAAAGAAGAATTTTCCTGGCCAGCCGTCCATATTATCACTCCTATCTATTCTTATTTTACGAATGGCATTATTATTTTTAAACCAATCGTAATAATTACATAAGCATACAACAAAACGCTTGTTATATATCTAATGTAAAAATTGTTATTGTCCCATAACGTTTTAAGTTTCAAATAGAATTTGTTTAAGTTTGTGTTAAGTAATAATACGACCATAATTTTAATTAGTTCAAATAACATAGTAACTATAAAGTGAGAACATTTTAATAAATGGAAAAACAACATATAAATTACAAGTTCAATCCCCAACTTTATAAACAACATTGCAATTATAATTAGCAAGTCGAACATACTTGTTTTCGTTTTCACGATATATTTAAAACCTAATAACATTATGAGTACTAATAATAAATAGGAATAAAATGCTTTTGTTCCTATTACGCTAAAAAGCAAACTGATCAAAGCATATAACACAATATAACGCCATAGTTTGCCTTCTTTACGTGCAAATTTCATAAATAAACTATAATATAAAACTTCATAAAATAAAACTATTATATTAAATAACATTACAACACCTCCTTTTTATTGGTATTGTATTTTATCATTTTTTGTTTATTTGTCTAGTATATCAGTTTTTGTAATTTCCCAACCAGCCATTTGCTTTTTAAGTGTGTCAACATAATCGTTACCACCTAATTTTTTATAAATCTTAAATAAATTTAACCAGTTCTTATAAACATAATCAGGTATTGATCCCAGTTGTTTATATGCAAAATGTGTGTTTGTTAAATTACTTTGCAAAAGTATCTTTAACGCTTCATTTTGTATAAGTTCATTTTCTCTTTTTCTTATCATTTCGTCTTTATAAGTCTTTAACGCCCTAACACTATAACCAAGTGCTGTGCTTAATAAAAATGTGATTATTGTTGTTATAATTTTTTCGATCATAGCTGTACCTCTTTTATTTCTTTTCAATTTAATCATACCACAATTAATTTAAAAATAAAAAAAGGCTATTTTACGGCCCTTCTTTTATAACCTTTAACACGCATACGTTCTTTTCGTGGTGATAATCCGCTAATATCGTTTAATTCCTTATATTTTTTATTTAATAATGTTATTCGTGCTTGTGATTTTATAATTTCGTCTTCATCGCCAAGTTCAACATTCATTATTTGATTATCTTTCGCTTTTCTAATTTCGGTTTCAAGGTTTCTTTGCATTTGCTTACCTTCATATAACGTGCGGTGTTTTTTTATAACTTTACCATTTTTTAGTTTTTTAGTCGTTGTAAACCCGTCAAGATTATCTTGTTTTATCTTTTCTAATTGTTCATCAGTATATTGCGGTTCACTAACGCCAATAACAATTGGAAATATGCCGTGATAACAATTATATTGGCTTATTGATCTTCGATCGTGTCCGTCAAATTCAGCTGGAAAATAATTGCCTTTTATATCATAGCAATCTTTATCATTTTGGAACTTGTCGAATTCCGCATTTGCAAATTGACGACCTTGAACGTTGGCGTGGTCAGGAGCAGGTGCGTCGTGTACTGTTATTTCAACTCCGTCTGCCCCAAATTCTTCACCAAATTTTCGATTAACTTCGTTTGTAAGGCTTCTTATTCCGTCCATTACGTTCATTCTTACCGCGCTATCTAAACGACGTGTGTAATAATGCTCTTTTCCGTCCTTGCCAATGTATGTTGTACCATAATCAATCGTTTTTAGACCACTAGCGCTTAATTCGTCAACTATCTTGTGTATTTCATCGTTTGTTGTTGATTTCCCTTGTGCAACGCTCAAAATGGCTTTTTCCAAAACTTCATTATACATTTTGGCTAATGGGGTAAATACCCTTTTGCCATTTTTTATGGTTGTAAATCCAATTGTTCTAGCAAATCCAAGATATTCTTGTTTAGTTAATTTGGCGATCGCGTCAACTTGTCTTTGCAATGCTTTGTTTTCTTCGTATGGTACAAATTTAACGTTTCTATAATCATAAAATTGTTTTGCAAATTTTTGATTTTTCTTTGCCACTTCTTCAAATATCTTGTCTATGTCTTTCAAGTTAATCTTTGTTAATCTTTTTAACTCTTTCTTTATCTTGTCATAGTCGCCACCATATTTAAAGATTTGTGCCAATTTTTGTGCTTGACTTGGTGTCAAGTCTTTTATCTTTTTAAGTGACTTTGCTATCTCTTGTAAAGTAAATGAATTAATATCATTCATTCTATCGGCAATAATATCACTTAATTGTTCAATTACTTCATTTGATAGCATTTATAATCACTCCTTATGATTGGTCTGTGCTTTCGTTTTGACTTGTTAATGCGTCTGCAACATTCTTTAATGCTTGTGCATTTGTAACAGTTTTAACTTTTTTACCAGTTAATGTTTCTGCAATTTTATCTAATGCTTGTTTATCAGTTGTTGCCTTTGGGTTAGTACCTGTTAATTTTTCGGCAAATTCATTTAATACCTTTGTCATCGTCATTTGTTATTCCTTCTTTCTATTTTAATAGCCAGTTGTCCAACCAGCACTTTCCAATTCAGCCCATTCGTCAAATGTAGCACATAACTCGGCTTGTGTTTGTGATAAACCAATTCGGCTTAATGTTTTGTAACTTTGATTTGTTAATGTTTTTAAAAAGTTTAATATTACTTTTAAAGTATTGTTTGATAAATTCGGGCAATTGTTTATTAATGTCCTATCATAACTTTTTAAATTGTTTGTTTTAATTGTTTCTATTGTTGTTAATTGCGGAAGGGTTGAAATAGTTATGCTATCACTCGAAGAATTACCCCCAATATATAACGTTTTAATTGTCTTTAATGCAGTACACCCGTTAAACATATCTTTTGTATTACAATACCCGTTAAATTTAATATCTCCAACTTCTATCAAAGCGGTACAATTTTGTAACATATATTTACAAGAAGTACAAGAAGTTAAATCTAAATCAGGTATAATTTCAACCCCCGTACAATTTTGAAACATATAATCTCCATTTGTTACCGTACTTGTATCAACCAGAGGAAAATAGATTAAATTTTTATCACCATAAAACGCTTGTTGTCTATCAGTTATACTTGCGTCCCAATTTTGCATTATTTCTTTTGCATAATCAATTCCGTCTTGTATTACTTGTGGTTCTTCTTCATAGCCGATTTCTTGCCAACGTGTGTCGCCACCACCACCGCCACCACCACTAGATTTTTTACCTAGTAAATAACTTGTAACGTCCATATTAGATTTCCTTCCATTCTTCGTTTTCTAAATCATACATATATACTTTGCCTGTGTCGATTTCAATAAATATAGTTCCGTTTTCGATATTTTCAGTTGGTTTTTCGTCAGTTGATAAACCGCGATATTCAACCTCTTGTTTATCGAATGTTGCTCCTTCTTTTCTATACATTGTTATCATTTTTAACACTCTCCTTTTCTTTGTTTTCATTTTCTTTTTTTTGTTCTTCTTTTGGCCTTTCGCCACGTGGTATTTCTTGATCCGCGTTAACTATATCTTCAATGCTTTCTTCATATTCTTGTAATTCGTCGATTTTCTTTTGTGCAATTTCTTCGGTTTCACCAAAAATCTTGACACGATATTCGACTTTACCAAGAACACCTGCGCTTAATTCACGTAATGCCCTTGCACTTTCGCTTTCTTTATCTTCAACAATGCTATCGTCAAATGTAATAGCCATATCATTTGTATCAATATTATATTTGCCATACTTTGTGGCTACGTATGAAATAGCATTGCATAAATCATAAATGGCGCTTTCGTAACCGATTTCAAGTTTCTTTTTACGTCTAAATAATTTACTATTACTTGAAACGACAGCTGTTGCCGTTGACAAATTAGTTCCGTCAAAATGGTAATGGTTTTCACCAAATCCAACTTTACTTCCCAAAATGTTCAATGCAGTATTTAACGAATTAATCAATTTATCGGTTCTAAAGTCTTCGCTTTCATTTTGAATTAAATCGTCTTTGTTAGCGCTTGTTGGTAATTGATATATGTCGGTATCGTTTGGATCGAATACAAGTCGTTGTTCGCCGTCGTCATAGTTGAACATATCAGCACGCGCAAATATTCTTCTTTTACCTGTGTTGATTTCGTGTTGGATTGTATCAAATGCAATATCTACACTTTTTAAATTATCAATCGCATTGGCAAAATGTGGAATACCAAAAGGGCTATTGCTAAATAGATTGTTTGTTAGCATTGGTTTAAATATGGTGAACCATTTAACGTTTGATTGTGTATCAAATTGACTAAATGTGCCGTTTTGTTCCGCTGTTACTTCCGTTAGCTGGCCGTTGTCGTCTTTAAATAGGTGATTTAATATAACATAGTTGCCTTTATCATTTAACTTGTGAACTGAACAAACTACATATTTTAAACCATTGATATACAAAACACTACCAAATGCACATTCGGTTACTTCTTTATTTGTCCAAGTCAATGGGTAAATGTTATCAACGTCTACTATATCAACACGTACTTTGGCTTCACTTGTGTCTAATGTCGCGGTGTCGTCTTCTTGTTTTATATCATAAGCACTAACAACACAAGCGCTTGTACCAAGTGCGCCACTTTTTTCTAAAACTTGATTGATAATGTAATATAAATCAATTGTATCAACAAGATCGTCGAATTGTTTTTGTGATTGCTCGTTCTTCATTGATATTTTGCATTTTTCACTCCAAAGAATGTCGCTCCAATCTTCACTTATTTCTTTGGCCATATTCATTGTGTAACGTTGTTTCTTTTGCTTTACCTTACCGTTATAAACGAAGTATTGATGAAACTTTTTAACGTTGCCTTGATACCAAGATTTCCACATTTCGATATAAGATTTTAATGCGTCTTTGATTTCTGGATTATAATTGTATGTTTTTTGTAAAAAATCTTCTAATTTCATTGTATCAACCTCCTATATTTCTAACTAATTTATCGTAAAATGGGAACATTGAATATTCACTTGCGTCTAAATCATCGACAGGTGTTGTTCCGTCGTCTAATCTTTCGTCTTCGTGTTTATCGTCCCATAATGCTTGTGTATATGCTTCAATTAAATACTTACACTTTTTTAAAATAAATCTTCTCATTTGACCAAATAGCTGACAATCCAATTCAATGCGGTCAACAATTCGGCCTTTGATACAATCTTTTACCTGTATTGGCACTCTTTCTTTCATCAAATATTGGTTAAGTCCATATGTAATAACTTGACCTAGGGCGCCATAATCCGCAAAACAATGTGTAACTTTTCCATAGTCTTTGACAACGCGGTAATAAAATTCTTTAAATTTCGCGTACATTTGCTCCGGGCTATGAATACCCGTCATTCTTTCTTCATCGATCGTCCACACCTGATCAAATGAAGGTGTTATACCCGTTGCTTTAAATTCGGTTTCACCTTTTGTGGCACCATAGTCAATGCCAATTGATATAATTAAGAAATTTATCTTGTCGCCGTTTTCGTTTACCGCTTCGTCTTTTATGTATAAAGCTGGATTATCTGCGAATTGCCTGTAAATCAATCCTTCTGCATTTTTCCACATTCCTAATATAAGGCGGTCATAGAAGACTGTTCCTTGATATTCTCTACATAAATTATCAACAAATTCTTTCGATAAAAACGGATTATCAAAGATTGTGTAGTGTTGAACGTAAACGTCAAGATTGTTTTCTTCAACTTTATCTAAAAAATCCTTTTTAAGCCAATGGCTATTATTCTCCGGGTTCAATGCACCGTCAAAACAAGAATATTCTTTATCTAAAGACGCTTGTATCATAACAAAGACTTCTTGGTTCCATTTTGCAATTTCATCGCCGTAAGCATATTTGATTGACGTACCTTGTATTTTTGAAACTTGATTAACTTTTTCACAACCCAAGCACCAAACTTCTTCACCAAATATTCGCGCCGTATTATTAGAACCAATCGGTCCGACTAAATCACGGCCATATATTTGTCTTAATGGTTGTAATACGTTTCTTTCAATAGTTCCCTTTGATACACCAAAGATACAATACAATCCGTCTTTGCCTTTACGCTCGATAATTCTTTTTGGAATGGTCCACAAATTGTCAAGGTATGTTTTCCCACAACGTCTTGCCCCTACCTTAATATTAAATCTATGATTACAATTTCGTATAAATTCTTTTTGTTTCTCACTTAATATCATTTTTGGGCTTCACTTTCTAGTTTAGATAATAATTCTTCGACTTTTGATATTTGTTCAGTGTTGGCCGATCCACGTTGCAATTCTAATAATTTTAATTGCTTGTCAAGTATTATGCCGTAAGCTGTCGCCAATCCTTTAACGTCGGTTAGTTTATCGTCTAGTTCTTCCGCTCTAACTTCTATGCCGTGTAGCAACTTATCTAACACTCTTTGTGTGTCGTCTTGTTTGCTTTGCATATATTCAACAATGTCTTTCAATTCCTTTTCCTTTTTTATGTTTTCTAATTGTTCCTTTATTCCGCTGTTGGTGTATTTATCAACACAACGCTTAACAGTGGTAATTCCAACTTTGCAATTTGCAGCGGTTTCACGCATACTACCCGTTTGTAAATAATCGGCGATAATTAATTTCTTTTTAGTGTCGTTTAATCTTTTTGGCAAATATATCACCCCATATCTACAAGTAGAAATATCTACCTATATATAATTTTAGCACATAAAAAAAAGATAGACAAAAGACTACCTTTTAATGTTCTTTGTAAAACTTAATAATGTTCAATAAATCTTGTTCAGTACAATCATCATTTAGAAAGTCCCATATTCTATCTTTATACATTTGTATCATATGTGAATTAGCATAAACATAATATTTGTAGAATTCTCGCTGAATGGGGGTGAACTTGCTATAATAGTATTTTATAATAAATCTTTTTTCGCAGAAATCAAGATAATTATAAAATGTAATGGGTTCTTTAATAATGTTGCAATCACTTAAATCTTCAAACATAATAAACCTCTTAAACAACCCTAATGTCGTCAATTTTATACATATAGTCTTTTAAAATATATTTTAAGAAAACAAAATCTTCTACAGGTATTGGTTCGTGTATAAAGATAATCTTAAAATACTTATCATATTCAATACAATATTTTTGAAATATTTTAATAATACGATCTATTTCGTCCATAACATACCTACTTAACAAGACACATTTTATATTCGTACTCTACCCACTGAGTTATATTCTAAATGTTAGAATAGTTGGATTTGAACCAACGACAACGGGCTTATCAGGCCAATTTCTTTTTTGC